TCCTGCTAGATCAGTTGACCAAGGAAGTGGATGTAATGTAGGAATTGGAGCAATAAAGTATTTCCCAGTCACAATACAGGGCCTTACTAAAGTAACTAATTTAAAAGAATTTAAAGAAGGATATGATGCAGAAACGGATGAAGAACTGAGGACAAGATATTTTATTAAGGTCAGAGAGCCAGCAACGTCAGGTAATATTTATCATTATAGGCAATGGTGCTTGGCCGTTCCAGGAATAGGCGGAGTGAAAGTATTTCCGTTATGGAATGGAAATGGTACTGTAAAGCTTGTGTTAATGGATGTCAATGGACTGGCTCCAGGAACACAGCTTTTAAAAAATGTACAAGATTATGTAGAAGAACAAAGACCGATTGGTGCAACGGTTACTTATAATGCAGCGATTTCTAAGATTGTCAATTTCACTGGAAAAGTTAGGATTGGAACAGAAACGACAATTGAAAAAGTAAATGAGGAATTTAAAAAGAAAGTAATAGAATATTTCAGAAAATCAGCTTTTAAAGATGATTATCTAAGCTATGCAAAGCTTGGAAATATCCTTTTAAATGTGACTGGAGTAAAGGACTATCTTGACTTTAAAATGAATAATGGTAATACAAATATAACGTTAGGAGCAGAGGATGTGCCTACTTTTGGAACAGCTAAAATTGAGGTGATGTAATGGAAAAGTTAATAAAATACATGCCAAAATATTATAGAAAAGTTGAAGAAATTGTGAATCTACAAAAGGCAATAGAAGATGCTGTAGATGAGGAAGAATTTTTAAAAGGCATTTTAAGACAGAAATTTGTGCAAAGTTCAACTTGGAGCCTTGAAAACTGGGAAGAAATATTTGAAATAACAACTGACATATCTTTATCAGATGAAGCTAGAAGAGAAAACATAATAGCAAAAATGCAAGCTGGAAAAACAACAACAATTGAAATGCTTAAAACAATGGCAGAAGTGTTTAGCGGTGGTGAATGTGATGTTATAGAAGTTAATAATGAATATTTCTTTTATATCAAATTTATAGGAATTTATGGGATTCCAGCAAATATGGATGGTTTTATCAAAGCAATTGAAAGAGTAAAACCAGCACATTTAGGATTTAAATTTATATATAGTTACATGACTTGGGATGAATTTGACAGATATAACAAGACATGGGACGCTTGGGACAGTTTAAATCTGACATGGGAAGAGAGAGAAAAATATAAGGAATAGGAGGTAAAAAATGCCAGCACAGAAAAAAACAACACTGGGCCTTAATCAGTGGATAGGAAGTGAATATCCAAAACGGATAGATTTTGTTGAGGACAACAAAATAATAAATGATGAACTTGAAAATAGAGTAAAAAAAACAGATCTTGCAACTGAAACAGATCCCGGAATAATAACATATGCAAAAATTAAAGAGATAGCACCAAAGCCAGATTTGTCGCCATATATTCCATTCAGCAAAGGATATAGGAATGGAAACAATTCTGATTGGATCATAAGAGCAAATCTCTCTGATACTTGGATGCCTAGACATCTCCATATGTATCTTGAAAATGGAGATTATATGGGCTGTTTTCATGTAAATGGTGGTAGGGCTTATTATAAAGTACCTCACAGAAATGGAGGAAACTGGTGTGAAATTATGGATAACCATGATATGGTGGCAAGAGACATCAGAATGAATAGCATGGATGCAGATAGACAAAATCTATGGGCAAAAGCAAATGACGCATACAACAGAACTACAGACCTTTACTGGAGAAGCGACAACGATACAGTAAGGGATATAAGACTAGTAGGTTATCTAGAACTGGTAAGACATAATTATGGTGCAGTTGAAAGGGGAGGATATGTTGTAACAGGAATAAAGACACAACCATCTAACCAGGATTTCTGGGTACAGATGAGAGCATTTCAGGTAAGACGTGGTGGAAACGGAAACAACTGGTACAACGTGCCTTTTGGATAAAAATTAGGAGGTAGAAAATGAAATTTATAGTTGAAAGAACTGAAGTGAAACAGTTTGAAGACGGCATGAAATATATTGCCATCTTTGATAAAGATAATAAGGACTGGTACGAGGAGCTTAAGAAATTTGATAAAAATACTTTAAAAGTTATGTACAACAAAGACACTCAATTAGTCTTAAGCACAAATATAGACGCTTCAATGATAGCTCCAACGGCGGTGGGAGATGTTGTTGAAGAAATAGAATACCAGGAAGTAGAAACAGCTCCTGACAACTATTTTGTAGATGGGAAAATTGTAAAATTAAAGGAATGCGAAACAATAAAAGATGGAAAGATTGTATTTAATAGAGATTTTAAGATTGAGAAAATAAAAAGGGAACTATCTGAGTTAAAAACAGAGCATTCAGAAAAAGAATTTGTATACAAAGAAAAATATCTGCAGCGTAATAGGGAGCTTGATAAAAATAATTTAAACAATATTGTAACAATGATGATAGCTACTAAAAAAGTAACTTTCGATGGATGGAAATTTAAAAACAAGGATAGAACAGATGAATATGTAACTTTAACAATGCAGGATGTACTGGAACTGTCAAAAATAATGACAGAACAGACAACAAAGGCTATGCATACAGAAACAGTATTAAGAGAAAACCTTGCGAATTTATCTGATGAAGAACTTAAAAATTATAATTCTGCAGAAGAATTTGAAAAGTTGTGGGAGAAATAAAACAGGAGGAGTTCAATGAAATTACAAAAAGACAGATTATATATCAGTTTCCACAAGCCAAAAACAATTGTTGGTTTATTAATATCACTTAGAACACTTGGAAAATATAGTCATTGTGAGTTTGTATATAATGACTATGTATATTTGTCAAATCCTGGCGGAGTAAGGCTAAAGCCTTTTATCTACAAAGACAATATGGATATATATGAATTAGATAGTCATATTGAAATACGAATGGTGTTAGAAGAGTTTAAAAGATTAAAGGGAAAAGGTTACGATTATTGGGCAATATTTTTAGCTCAATTACTGGAGCTAGGAATAGAACATAAAGATAAATATTTCTGTAGTGAATTGTGTCTGCATTTAATAAATAAGGGACTAGACGATAGCTTGACTTACAATCTAAAGACATTAAAAGCAAGTGCGTTTAGTCCAAGCAAGTTATTTAAATATCTGAAATTTATGGAATTAATAGGAAGGAAAGTGATGTAAATGGAAATAGGAAATTTGAAAGGAACAGAGTTTTTACATGAAGGGAGGGAGTTAAAGGTGACTGATGTGAAAGTGGAAGGATCAACAATAATTTTGACTACTGAAACGTTAGGAGGTGATAATGCTACAAAGAAAAAATATGGGCTATCAGATGCAAGTATTGAGAAAATGAAAGGAGTACATCCGAAACTGATTGATCTTATGAAAAAGGCAGTAGGCGATAGCCCATATGACTTTAAAATCATACAAGGTCTAAGGACTGCCGAATATCAGAACAGTTTATACCAGCAGGGAAGAACTAAGCCTGGTAAGATAGTTACAAAGCTTGATGGATATAGTAGAAAATCGAATCATCAGGCAAAAGCTGATGGTTATGGCCATGCAGTAGATATAGCTGTTTGCGGTCATTATGACCAAAATGGTGACTATGTAAAATATATGACAGATGCAGAAATGTTTGATAACAAAAAACTTGTCGAAATCTCAAGACACGTCAAGGCTGTAGCAAAAGAAATGGGAATGGAAATAGTGTGGGGAGGAGACTGGAAAACTCTGTACGATACACCTCACTACGAACTTGTTTAACTAAAAAAAATAATTTTAAGGAGTGATTTTAATGGACAGATTAGCAGCAAAAATCTATATAACAGGAAAAATACTAGAATTAGGTAAAACACTGATTTACAGAACAGAAATATTGAGTAAAGGGAAAGCTGGGATAGAAAAATTCCAGGAAGTTTATAACGGATTTTGGAAAAAATTAGAAGATCTGCTGGAAAAAGAGAAATCAATTGACAGACCTTTTATTCCGAATTTTGTTGAAGAAATTGGAGAAGAAGCATTAACAATAGCACTAGAAGAGGCTAAAAAGAACTGCGATTTAAGAGTAATACTACAAAATATATTTAATGTAGAAAAGAAAGAAAATCCTGCTGCACTTTAGCAACTAAGGGGGAAAAATGTTTTTTAAAGAA